CGTCGGATGTTGCAGCCGCCCTCTCTATGAGTGGTCTTCTTGAGTCTAATCAGACTGGAGCCTTTGGTAAGGATGTTGACGACACAGGCACTACATTCGTAGGAACAATTGGTCGCTTCAAGGTCTATATTGATCCATATGCTCCAGCAGGAACTGATTTCTGTGTGGTAGGCTATAAGGGAACATCTCAGTATGACGCAGGTTTCTTCTACTGCCCATATGTTCCTCTACAAATGGTTCGTGCAATCGACCCAACGACCTTCCAGCCAAAGATCGGCTTTAAGACCCGTTACGGAATTGCAGCAAATCCATTTGCAACAACATCTTCAAGTGTACTAAACTACAACGATGGTGTTCAAGCCCGTACAAACACATACTACCGCATCTTCCAAGTAACCAACCTACACGGTTTCACCAACTGATAGGTTAGAGAAGAGTAGATTCTAAGGTATCAAAGAGACAGGGGAGGGAAACCTCCCCTGTTTTCTTTCACCTACATAAAGTTGGAGGATATCATGGAAGCAAATTACTCTGGACTAGATCAATACCAGCCATTAGAAAGAGCAGGGAACAGATATTTCACTACTCCAAACTATCTCAGTCCTACTGCATTTCGTGTAATAATACCAAGACTCCCAAAGATTACTTATTTCATTCAAACAGTAAGCATTCCGACAGTATCCATAACTCCAATGGACATACCATTCAAAGGATTTTCAAGAATGCAAGCACCCGCATCTCTTGACCTTTCAGATCAAATAATCATCAATTTCACGATAGATGAAAATATGGAAAACTGGCAAGAGATGTATGATTGGATGACTGCTGTCGTTGCAAGTAGAGAAAACAATGGTGCAGTTAACACCTCTGTTTCGCTCTATTCGGATATAGTCGTTTTGGTCTACAACAATGCAAAAAAGATGAAGAAAAAATTAACATTCCATGAATGTTTTCCACAGAGTATGACCTCGTTTGAATTTAATTCAAGCGTTAATGATATTGATCCTTTTATGGTTAGTTGTAATTTTTCTTACAAAACTCTTCATATTGATTCTTACTGATATTCATTTTTGATTTATCTGTTTTGTGATATACTCTATACACTATGACCTTTGAAGAACTACAAGCACAAATTGAAAAAGATCTTGTTTTTGATGAAACCCAATTGGATACAGAGTCTCTCCGTATTCCACAGTTGCACAACAAGTATCTAAAGCATCTCTATTCAGAGAAACTCATGCTGAAGAAACTTCGTAACGATATGGGAGAAATGGTTCGTATCAAGTACGAATACTACACAGGAAAACTAGACGAAGCCACTCTCAAAGAAAAGGGATGGGAACCGTTTCAACTTCGTGTACTCAAAAACGATGTTGATATGTACCTTGAAGGCGACAAAGATGTAAATAAACTGAAGGCTCGTATTCAACTTCAAGAAGAAAGGGTTGAGTACATCGAATCAACAGTAAAGAGTATTGCTAATCGTGGTTGGCTTATCCGCAATGCTATAGATTGGAAGAAATTCTTAGGTGGTGTATAATGCTGTATCCTTGGGAAAGTTGCGATATTGAAAATGATTTTTGTCCTATAAATAAGGATAGAATGAATGATATCCTTGCAACTCAACAAGATGCAGTGTACTTGAAGATTGATTGTGATCGCTCTGTCGCACAAGAGATCTCGGATTTCTTTACATTCAAAGTTCCTGGATATCAATTCATGCCAGCATATCGCAACAAGATGTGGGATGGCAATATTCGTCTATTCAACTATCAAGATAAAAGACTCTATGCCGGATTGAGCGATTATCTTGCAAAGTTTGCGGGAGATCGTGGATATCCTTTTGACTTTCTCAAGAAGACTCCATATGCAGTATCGGTAACACGGGAAGAAACATCGTCTTATTTGGATTCTCTCAATCTAGTTGCCGCAGGAAAAGGAATAAAGGCACACGACCACCAACTAGAAGCGATCACTCATGCTATCAATGAGCAACGGTGTCTTCTTCTCTCTCCTACTGCTAGTGGTAAATCTCTTATCATCTATTCTACTATTCGTTATCTACTAGAAAAAGTTGACGATCAAAAGAAGGTACTGCTTATTGTGCCTACAGTTGGCCTTGTGAATCAGATGTACTCTGACTTTTTAGACTACTCGCATCAAAATGGTTGGGATGTGAAGCGAAACTGTCAGACGATCTTCTCTGGTCAAGAAAAAGCAACAAAAGCCCGTGTTGTGATTTCAACATGGCAGTCTATTTTTCGTTTGAAAGGAGACTATTTCAAAGATTTCTTTGCAGTATTTGGCGACGAGTGCCATCTCTTCAAAGCAAAAAGTCTCACTTCAATCATGGAAAAGTGTACTGATGCATACTATCGTATAGGAACAACAGGAACACTCGACGGATCGCAGACACACAAACTTGTTACAGAAGGTCTTTTTGGCAAAGTGATAAAAATCACAAGCACTAAAGATCTTATGGACAAGAATCTCTTGTCTGATTTGAGTATTGAGTGCATTACTCTCAAATATCCCGAAGATCAGAGGCGTGAAGTCAAAGGGATGAAGTATGCCGATGAAATCAAATGGCTCACCGAAAACTCTAAACGAAATCGCTTTATATCAGAAATGGCAGTAAACCTGAAGGGAAATACTCTTGTTCTCTTTCAATTCATTGAACACGGAAAGAGTTTACAACAAGAGATACAAAAACTCTCTTCAGGAAAACATCAGGTTTTTCTTGTGTATGGTGCAACAGAAGCCGATACAAGAGAAGAGGTTCGTCGGCTTGCAGAGGCAAACAATAACGCTATTATTGTAGCATCATATGGAACTTTCTCTACAGGAGTCTCTATACGAAGATTGCACAATGTTATATTCGCATCTCCATCAAAGTCTAGAATTCGTGTTCTACAATCTATTGGAAGACAACTACGCAAATCGGAACACAAAGACTGTGCAAGACTCTTTGATATCGGAGATGATCTTAGTATCAAGTCATACCGCAACCATACCCTAAAGCACTTGACTGAAAGGGTGAACCTATACATACAAGAGAAGTTCAACTATCGTTTGGTCCGTCTGGATCTATGAAGGAGTACCAATGACAGCAGAAAAAGCAGAATTCGTCATACTCAAACTCCGTAGTGGTGATGAAATTATAGCAAAGAGAAACGGTGCAAAGAAAGGTGCTATTCTTTTGAATAGACCTCTTGTCATGCAGAGATCAACTCTACTCGACCCAATGACAGGAAATATCAGAAAGAATATCTGTGTTTTTCGTGACTGGTTGGAGTTTACAACACAAATTGATTGTGAAATCCCAACAGACTTCATAGTAATGGAAGCAACACCTTCTCCTGATATTGTCAAAAAGTATCAACAGGAATTGGAAGTCATGGACAGACCTCAACCAAAGAAGGCTCAGTCAAAGCAACCTAAAGATCTTCCAACAGAAGAAATGATGCGATATCTTATGAGTTCTCAATCACAACCAAGAGAAAAAGATACTCAAAACATGGATGATTTAGTATCAAAAATGATGCAATCATCAGGTCTATCACAAATGGTTACAGCAACATTTTCGATGCCACCAGATGTATTCTTGAATATTATTCTCAATATGCCTATGTTTGATGGTTGGGGTCAAGAAATGGATGATCTTGATGATGACGAAGAAGGTGGAGACGGAGATGTTGATGGAGGAGAGCCTCCCTCCCAACCAAAGCCTCCACAGGGTAAACAGAAGAAGACCAAAAAAGATGATGATCTTCCACCAGGATGGAACGGTCGCTTTGGCTTCCCCAAGTAAGCCCTATAGGGTTCCCTATCTGGGCACAGAGTTCTTTGATGAATGTAGACACACTACTTATGTGACTAGTTGTGTGATCCCCCAAAGAAAAGATCTCAATTAGAATAAGATTGAGAATATTCTTATTGACTTCTTTTGCTTCTGGTGTACATTACATCACCTAATAGGAGAAATTGTGAAAAACAAGCGACAAAAGCGTGATCACTATATTGACAATGAACGATTCTTTCGAGAAATGCAAGAATGGAAGAAAACAGTCCATGAGGCAGAGCAAACAGGAGAAAAAGAACCTCCTGTTACCCCATATATTGGGGAGTGCTTTCTAAAGATTGCAGAACAACTATCATCTAAACCTAATTTTGCTCATTATGCTTATCGTGATGAGATGATATGTGATGGAGTCGAAAACTGCATTGTGTATGCATCGAATTTTGATCCTGAAAAGAGTGCTAATCCTTTTTCTTATTTTACTCAAATCATCTACTATGCTTTTCTTCGGCGCATTCAGCGTGAGAAAAAGCAGTCTTTTATCAAGTACAAGATGGTTCGTGATCGTTTAGGAGATGGCAATCTAAACAAGATCAATAGAATGAAAGGATTTGAGGATCAAGACTCGCCTTTTGAGTACCGTGATCCTGCTGCCCGTAAGTTTGATCTATCGGAAAATGATATTGATAATTTTACACGGGAGTTAGAAAAAGAAGATAAGCGTGGAAAGAAGAAAAAGAAACTAAAGAAGCCGAAGGGATTAGAGAATCTTTTTGAGGAAACCGATGAAGATCGCAGTAATCTCTGATAATCCAATGGCAAAAACATATTTAGTGACCAAACCAGATGGTACAATAGAGATCATCAAGTCGCTAAAGACATATTGTGAAGCGAACAGATTGACTTATCGAAATGCACAGGGTGTGCTTGAGGGCAAACAAGCACACCACAAAAACTACAGATTTGCAAGATTGGAGAACTGACATATGCGTATCGCTATTATCTCAGATACCCACTTTCGGAGTCCGCAATGACTCCCCTCTTTTTTTAGAGTATTCTTTCAAATTCTTTGATAAGATTTTCTTTCCTTATTTGGCAGAACACGGTATCAAGACCGTTATCCACATGGGAGATCTG